TTCGAGCAGATCGTTCAGCTCTACTATGCGTTCCTCAGCAGATCCTTTCTTGGGAGCCGGCCGAGCGGGTGACGCCTCTACGTCATCTGCATCGCCAGTCAAATCCCCGTTGGGGTCTGTTTCATCGCTGAGTTCGACGGCTGCGGTGGACGAGTCCGCGTCTTCGTCCGAAGTCCCCGCACCAGAATCGGTCTGGTCGCCGAGTGTTCCGTCTTCGTCAACGATGGGGGCATCTTCGTCGACCAACGGATCCGAGGCTGCGGCTGCAGCACTGCCTCCCGGAGTGGCATCAACTTGACCCGCGGCGACCGCAGCTACTGCGGCGGCATCAGCGACACGGGCGGGTGTAGCACCGCGAAACGGGTTCAACTTGTCGTCGACCTGTTTCTGCGGTTGCTTTTCATAATTCTCTAAATCTTCTCTACTGAAAGCCATTTGTGTTCTCCTACACGGTAGTACGGTACCGCGAACCGATTAAGCACACTTATAGCTGTTAGATTTTTGGCAGTTCTCGACAAACGGAATAATCCGTAAATTCTCGTGAACGTGTAAACCGCTAACAACCTCACCTCTGAGTGGGATGTCATGATCTACTGACATTCTCACTCCGAGATCGCGTTGCATTTGCTTCGCGGTCTCGTAAACTTTATTTATCTTGTCCAAATCTGCCCAGGGCGGCGTACGCTTTAATTTGCACGCATGACGTAACATTACTGCGGCGCTGACCCTTTCCGGGTGTCTACGGCCGTATTCATAATGTCGCATATTTATTCTATCTAGGAGCGCTCTACCTTCTGGGCCGTGATATCTCTCAGCGAACTTTATACGCGCGCATTCTGTACAGAGGCTGTTGGTTCCATAGCGACGTCTGTAAATGTCACTCGGATGACCTCTCTTACAAAACTCCTGGCGCGGTCGACTCAAGCGGCCTTCTTAGCCTTTTTAGGCTTAGCGGCAGCCAACGCCTTCGCGGCGGCGACCTTCTGCTCGTTCAACTCCTGTTGATGTTTCATCGTCAACGCGTGCTTATGGTGCATGCGTTGCATATCGGCCTCGTGGGCCTCGTGAGCGCGCTTCATCTCAGCCTCGTGCTGTTCCTGGGCGCGGTCCGTTTCGACCTGCGTCTGGAAATGTTCGCGCTGCGCTTCGTTGACGGCGCTGTGATGCGCTACCAACTGCTGTTGCTGATGCTGCTGTTTCTGGTGCTCCAGATCCTGCAGGTTGCCGACGTGCTTGGCGGCGAGATCCATCTGCGCTGACTGCGCGGCGGTCTGACTCTCTTGCGCGTCGGACTTGATCTCGTTCGCCATCTTGATGTTTGCCAGGTGCTTGCCGGCGGTCTCGAACTGAACTTTCTGCTGCTCCATCGGGCTGATCTGAGCACGAGACTGCGCGATCTGCGCGTCCGCGGTCATCTTCGTTGTCTTACCCTGCAGCAGCTGCATCTGGAGCTGTTGGATTTGCTCCTGCTGTTGCTGCTGTTGATTCTTCTGAGCCCCGACGCCAGCCGCTTTTTCCTTCTCAGTCGGTTGGATGATGCCCTGCTGTATCAGCGGGATCCGCAACCGGTTCGCCATCTCTTGCGCGTCCGGCGAGTCGATGTTCTTCGCGATCAGGTCGCTGATCATCGGCGCGTTCTGCGGCATCGCTTCAGCGAACGAGATCAACGTATCGAGCGCTTCTTGGCGCGCGGACTGGAAGCTTGGGCCGATGGTGACTTCAACGTCATACGAACCCTGCGACAGATCGTTCATCACGTCGCCGGTCAGGTCGTTCTCTTTGTTGATCTCGACCATCTTCTCGACGCCGTCGTGACCAATTATGCGCTCGACACGCGCCGAGTCATAGACGGATGGGATCATGTCGACAAACATTTCCCAAGTGAGCTGCAGCGCCGAGCTGAAGCCGTCAATGAATTCGAAGCTGCCCAGGTCCGAGCGCTTCGTGTGTTGCACGAGCGCTTTGCCTGAGACGCGGTTCATATCTTCCGCGTTGCCGAGCGCAGGGTCGAAATACCCTATCGTGGCTTGAATATCCTGGATCGACATCTGCGCGAGCGCCATCGCACCCTGCGGCAGGTCGAGTGGCTGCGTGCGGAACGGCATGCCACCTTCGGCGTTCTTGTCGACGTTGTACGGCAAGTACGGGCGCGAGGCGACGTTCGCCTGGTTCCACTCGTTCTCGTATCCCTTGATCATCGCCTCAGTGACGAGGTACGGCGCCTTCGGCAGGAGCGCACTGCGCTCGATCATGTCCGAGGCGCGGGAGTTGTAGCTGCGCTGCGCGTCTTTGGAGTGACGGATCAGCGACTGGAATTTCTTGCGGCCTTCGATGTTGATGTAACGACCGGGGCAGCGCACGACCGGGATGCGTTTCCAGTCGTAGTAGTACGGGCCTTCGAGCACGGTAGAGCCGTCGATCTTGGCCCACATGACCTGCCACTTCGTGGTCTTACGGATCATCGGTTTGCCGGTCTTCTTGTTCGTCGCGATGCGCGTGACGCCGCTCTTCTCGAACGTCAGACCGTGATCTTCGAGATGCTGTTCGGTGGCCTTTAGATCGGCGTCGTACTCGCGCACGGTGCCGTCGGTCATCTTCGCGATCCACTTCTCACGCGGCACGCGCTCGAAGTATTCGGCGATGCGAACTTCTTTGTCAGTGAACCAGCCGTAGTTGTCACGCGAGACATTGAAGCTGTTCATATTGCCGTCCGGGTACAGCGACTCGTAGATCTCGTCGGAGATGCGCTCCGCCACGATGCAGCGGTTGGCGTCGGCCGCACACGCGTCGGCGCACTGCGGATCCCACACAACGGTCTGAGGGTTCGAGATGTTGAGGACGCGCAGCACCTGATCGAAGGCGCCTTCACCATCGTCTTGCATGTAGGTCGGCATGATGCGCCACGCACCAAAGCCGCCAGCGACGGCGAACTTGAATTGTTCTTTGTAGATCTGATCAGCGCGGCTACACTGCTCAATGGAGCGACACAGGCCGGCGAACACGTCGGAGATTGCCTCAGACGCACCGTCGGACGCGGGCCGCACCTTGCCGGCGGGGCGCGTCTGACGCATATCAGCCACCACCATGTTCACTGGCTGCAAGCAGCGATTGAACGTGTAGCACGGCTTGCCGCGGCGATTTTGGAGCACGACGGGATCCCATTGCCCCATCGCTTCGGCGTTGTAGATGAAGTTCAGATCTTCGGAGTGCATGCGACGGTTCTCTTCCCACGCACCGACACCTTCGTCATAGAAGTTACGGATGCGCGAGAGGAGACCTTCGTTGTCCTTGATCTGGAACCCAGGCGAGTCGGGGAGCGTGCCGCGTTGTCCCGGCACGTCCCCGATCAGATCCCAGTTATCGCCTGCGTTGCCGCTCATTACGTGGGCATCTCGTCGATGATAGCGCGCTGGCCGTCGCCAACGAAGACGCCGTCAAACGTATTGGACGGGATGTACTTCGGCGGTCCGTCGTTCTTCCACTCGTGCACGGGTTTCTTATCCTGTGTTTTTCGGCCGCTGTCGACCAATCGTTGGTACTGGACGCGGACCTGGTTGCGAATCGAGTTGTTCTTGAAGTTGAACGGAGCGACCTTGCCCTTGCGTTCGACGACCAGATTGTTCGCGCCGGAGGTGACGTGTATGGTGTACGTCCCCAGCTTCATCTTGCGGCCGTTGTTGTCGACGCGCCGCGGATCTTCATCCTGCTGGCACTCTTCGACGATCTTGCCATCCGATGCCGGACGTTTCGTGAAACGCCAATCGACGGTCTGCGTCACCGCACCCGTCTTCTCGTCTTTGTGCTCTATCTTGTGGGCCGCTTGCTGTCGCAGGCGGATGCCCTCTTCGTGCACCAGCTTCAATGTAACGCTCATTTGGTCTCACCCTCTGTTGAAAAATTAACCACTCCACACTCCGCCTTGCGTCGCCATCTCAGGCGCCCAGCTGAACCACGGCAAACCGCCATCGCTCGCGGGCGGCGCTTTCGCCACGTCGTGACCGCTCATTACGTTGTAGCGGGTGGCATCCATCAAGTGATCATTCTTCTTGATAATGTTGCCTTTCTCATCGCGACGATACAGGCGCACCTCTTTGAACCAATTCACGCAGGTGCTGAAGATGCGCAGCTGCTGCGTCGAAAGCATGTCCCAGGTCTGCACCAGCCCGGTCACGACGGTGTTGTCGGCCTTGCTGACCTTCAGCCCGAGGTTGCAGTACGTGTCGATCAGCAATTCACCATCGGTGCCGCGCGCTTTCTGCGCCGCAGGGTCTATCACGCCGTGAATCCACGGACCGCGCCGATTGATCGCTGCGACATGTACTGCAGGGTCGGCTTGACCGCGATAGTACTCGTCGTACATCACCGCCGGGTACCGTTGGTTGCCGGCGGCGTCTTTGAATCCGTTGTCGATGTCCCAAGCGAACCAGCACACCGCGGTGCAGTTCCAGCCCGGGTCCATCCCGTACGAGCGCGGCCAGTGTGCCGGGATATCGAACGGCTGAATCATCATCACGTTTTCAGGTATCGGGTAAATCGCGCCAACACCGTGCCCGGGTATGCCGGACTTACGAGCCTGCAGCTGCCACGCTGGCACGCTCGCCAAAATTTTCTTTTTCTCAGACTCGCTGAGATGTGGAACGTCATCCATGTCAAGGAAAACTGCGCTCTTTGACAATTAGGTAAACTCCAGTGCGAGAAAATATCTGCGAGCTAGTTCGATACCAGTCGCACTGTCCCCTAGCAAGCCGATACCGGCGTTGCATTTATAACAAAGCCAACCACGGAACTCTCCAGTTTCGTGGTCGTGATCAATAACCAACGAACGGCCGTTTGGTTTCTGCGCGCAGCATTCGCAAAAGGCTGGTTCCGGGCGAGTAGCCTGCGGGATTCCGTTTTCTATTCTTCGCCGTAACTTAGCTCGCTCTCTATACACTGGGTCGCTGTGATAGTGTCGAGCCGCTTGCGCGTTTACTTTCAAACGATTTTTAGATCTATACCGAGCCGTAGCGGCTCGACCACACGCAATACATGACCCGTATTTGTCGCGACCAATAGTATGCCCGTTCTTACACGCTTTCATCGACGACACCCTCTTCGTTTTCTTCCAGCTCCCATTGCTCGGTCGGCATCGCGTCAGGTTCCGGCGACAGCTCAGGCATGAACGTGATCATCAGGTCAGAGACGCCCAACAACGGCGTCTCGGTCAGCACCAGCGTGCCGTTCACTTCGCCGGGCACCGTGCTCATGAGTCGCATGCCGCACTCGGCGTAGATCTCCAGCTTCGGCTCTTCGTCGAGGTGGATCCTGTCCTGCCGCGTACCTTGGAACGCTTCGCGACCCTGATCGTACGACTTAAACTGCAGCGTCGAGATGCCGCCGGACACATGACGCACAAAAACCGACTCGAACGCATCGGCGAGACCGTGTTTCACCGTCCGCCGCACCAAAAGGTCGCCAGGAATCATCCCGGTGCCGTACGCGGACTCAACGCCGGGCTTACCGCACATCTTTTCTTGTAAAATGTCGCGCGTGTTCTTCGCGGTATCGGTCGCCAACCACATATCGATGGGTCGGTCGTATATTCGTCCCGGCCACCAGTCAGGGTACAGCCCGGTAAGGTGCAGCGCGTCCGCAAAACAGCCGCAGTGCGTCTTACCAGTTCTGTTTCCACCGAAAAGTGCAATTTCATCGTCCTTCGCTTCTGAGGCGAAGAACTGCATCTGCTTCGGATAGTGCGCCCGACCGAGCGGGCAGTTTTTCAGCGCCGGATGGTCAGTCGGATCCTGAAACCAGGTCACTATTTGGGTCTGATCCTGGATCTTCGCTCGCTGGCTCAGGATCTGGATCAGTTTCGTTGTCTCTGCCAGACTCAACGAGCTGATATTCTGCTTCGATAATAGACTCGTCAGCTGTGTCGGCAGCGGCGAGTAAACCCTGTCGATTAAATCTCGATAGGATTGTGGAAAGTTGCGCATGTGCCTGGTCCAACGTTAGGTTTTGCTTCACGTTGAGATCCATTTTTAGGTTCTCACCGAATTTTTCAGGAAAAAGGTTCGCGGCGATGCGCCCGAGCATCTTGGCGTCCCCCTTTACGGCTGACGCGGAGGCTGCGTGGTCAAAAACGCTACGAGCGATCTGATGCGCGTCGTCAAACCCTCTCTGAAAATCCGAATTTGCCGACAGCTCCTTATGAAACTGCACGTTCGTGGCGCCGACTGAGCGTAGCGCCTGCTTCACATCGGCGGTGTTCGCGTACGTGATCAGGAAAACTCGCTGCTTATCGTCCGTCCAATCGAATTCGTCCGTAACCTGCTGCGTACGGGCGATGCCCATACTCTCTTCGAGCCGGTTCACCGCCTCGCGGAACGTCGTGTTCCAGCTGAGTATCGCCAAAAACTCTGACTCGGTGCGTCCGAGC